GCAATCCCCGGCTCCCCGCCGGTTGCAAAGCTTCGGATATTTTGGGCCGCGTTTACGTCGCGGTCATGCCGCGCTCCGCAATCGGGGCACGTCCAGTCCCGCACCGACAGCGGCATTTTGGCTTGGTACGAACCGCAGGCCGAACAGGTCTTGCTGCTCGGAAACCAGCGGTCGGCCACCACCACGGTTCGCCCGTTCCAGTCGGCTTTGTAGTCGATTTGCCTTCTGAGCTCGCCCATGCCGACATCGGCGATTGCGCCCGCCAAGCAGTGATTCTTGAGCATCCCCTTGACGTGCAAATCTTCCAGCACGATCACGTCGGCGCTCTTGATGATGGCCGTGGTGGTTTTGTGCAGAAAGTCAGCGCGCAGCGCGGCAATGTGGGCGTGAATCTTCGCCACCCTGACCCGCTGCTTACGGCGGCGATTGCTGCCTTTGGTCATTCGAGACAGGCGCCGTTGCTGGCGCTTCAGGTGACGCAACTGGCGCTTCAGGTGTCGCGGATTGCCCGATTTCGTCGCGCGTTCCCCGTCCCAACTGACCACCACGTCCTTGATCCCCAGGTCCAGACCGACCGCTTTTCCAGTCAGCGGCGCGGGCTGAATCGCTACTTCACAGGCGAAACTGACGAAATAGCGCCCATCCGGGGTCTTGCTGATCGTCGCCATTTTCGGGATGCCCGCCGGGACCTGGCTCCAGCGCACTTTGAGCAATCCCAGTTTCGGCAACTTGAGTGCTTCGCCGGCGCGATAGGTTCGCTCAATCTGGCGCTGATCTAGTTGATAGCGTATGGCTTGGCGATCATAACGGCTCTTGAACTTCGGATAGCGCCCGCGCTTCTCAAAGAAGTTTTTGAACGCTTTGTCCTGATCGATCAGGCACTGGGTCAAGCAACAGGCCGCCGAATCCGCCAACCACGGAAATTCATCGCGCTTCCATTCGGTGACTTGCCGATTCAGCGAAACGTAGTTATGGCGCTCCTGGCGCTCTTCCCACGCTTTGCTGCGCAAGTCCAGACAACGGTTCCAGACAAACCGGGCGTTACCGAATTCCACCGCCAGTTGTTTGCGCTGGTCAGCGGTCGGATAGAACCGGAATTTGTAGGCTTTGAGTCTGGAAATCATGGCGGGTATTGTACTAAAATACTTAGCGCAATACCACAGGAGAATTCCAGCGTTGAACAAGCCAGAGTCTATTACCATCCGGGTGTCCACCGAATTCAAGGCGATCCTCCGACAGCAAGCCAGCCAGCAAAACCGCAGCATGACCTCGTACCTCGAATGGCTGGTACTCCAAGATGCGGCGAAAACCGAACCGAAGAACCGGCGCGGATAATCATATCAAGACCGCCGGGCGCTCTGCTCCGGGCCGATTCGCATCGCCCGTTGGCTGGCGAATCGAGTCCCTACGCATCCGCTCAAGCCGGCGGGGTCGTCATCCATCCATGGATTCCTTCAGCGCCAGACGGACTGCGACATGCCGCCGAAATCATCGACCATCGGGCCATCGAGCGCGATCTGGCAAACGGCGAGCGCTCGATGGCTCGAACCGTGGCGGCGTTCAACGCGCTCACCGGCTCCGAACTCACCGAAATGGAGGGCTGGCTGTTCATGACGGTGCTGAAGGTCGCGCGGGCGACGGCCGGGAAGGCGCAACCGGACGACCTGATCGACGCGGCGGCCTATTGCGCGCTGGCGCTGGAATCGCTGGATGGAACGGCAGCCGACCGAGAGCTTTGAGCAGCAATGGCTGTTCGTGTGGGCCAAGGAAATGGCCGAGAGCATCCCCGAGCTGGCGATGCTGTACGCCGTGCCCAACGGCGCGACCACCAGCCGGCAGGAGGGCTCTCGGCTCAAAGCAGAAGGCTTGAAAGCTGGCGTGCCCGACATCGTGTTGCCGGTCGCCAGAGTGCTGGACGGCCGTCTGTACACCCATCTGTACATCGAGCTGAAGCGCCGGGACGGCATCCCGTCGGACCTGTCGGACCGTCAAAAATGGTGGCTGGAGCGGTTGACGCGAGAGGGCGCCTACGCGACCTGGTGTCGCGGCAACCACGAGGCGCAAGAAACCATCCTCAATTATTTGGCCGGCGAGCGGCCGGACTTGGAGAAAAAACAGTGAGTTAGAATGGTTCGCTGTTTTCGCGTGTTAGTTTCGCACTTCGCTTTTTTGGTTCGGCCAGCTACGCCAGCCTTGCTATGACGCACATCCTAGTGTACCCTTTCGCCAAATACAACCGTAAGTTTCAATTTCATCAACGAAGAGGGCAAGAGCATGGCGAACGGGATCATTCCGAGGACCAAGACCGGGCGGCGCGTGGCGATGAACATCAAGATCGACAAGGCGTTGCGCGACCGGCTGAAAGAGATGGCGGACAGCGAGTGCAGGACGGTTTCCAACCTGCTGGAACTGCTGGCGGTCAAGTGGCTTGAGCGGCACGAGCGGAGCCACGAGCTGGCGTCCTTGGACGGGCCAAAGCAATGAACTTCAGCGTCGGTATCGATCAAGAATTCAGGACGCTGCTGCCGCCTCTTTCCGAAGAGGAATACGCGCGGCTAGAATGACGGCAACCAGACCGACTGCACGGTATCTAGCGCAAAAAAAAAGCCCGCCTGGGAGGCGGGCCGCATCCGAAACTCAGCGCAATCGAAAGCGAAGAACAAAACACTGTCAACACAAACCACACAAGCAGAGGATCAAAGTGTCGGCACAAATAGTATCAAACCAACAACCACAACACAACATCTGGTAGGACGGCGCCATGATCGATCCCGAACAGGTCAAGAGGGTGGCGCTGTCGGCCGCGCGGTCATTGGTGGTGGCGTGGTTGCCCGGCGGGGTGTTCCACGGCGACGAGTACGACGTTCGCAACCCGTGTCGGGCGGACGACGACTGCCCGGGCAACTTCAGGATCAACGTGGCCACCGGCCAGTGGGCCGATTTTGCGGTGGAGAACGTGCGCGGCGAAAGCGTGGTGTCGCTGTGCGGGTATCTGCGCGGCCTGGACAGCAGAGAAGCGCACGAGGAAGTGGCGCGGCAGCTCGGGATGATCGGCGACGCGGCGTCGGCGCCAGGCAACATCTCGGCGTTCGTTGCTCGGGTGAAGCGCGGCGACGGCGCGGTCGCGGGAGAGCCGCTGCGCTGCGTGTTCCCGGTGCCTGACTCGGCGCCGCCAGCGACCAACCTCGGGCCGATGCACTGGGCGTACCGGGACCGGGAGGGCCGGTTGCTGGGCTACGTGAAGCGATACAAGAACGGCAAGGACAAAGCCTTTTCGCCGATCACTTGGTGGCAGGACGAGCACGGGAAGATGGGCCAGTGGCAGATGAAGCACTGGCCGCAGCCAAAGCCGCTGTACGGCCTCTGGCGGCTGCCAGAGCGACCGGAGGCGCCGGTGCTGCTGGTGGAAGGGGAGAAGACGTGCGAGGCCGCGCAGCGCCATTTCGGCGCCAAATTCGAGTGCTTGACCTGGCCGGGTGGCGCGAGCGCCTGGAAAGTCGCGCACTGGCTCCCGCTGAGAGGGCGCGAGGTGTGGCTGCTGCCGGACGACGACGAGCCGGGCACGAAAGCGATGGCGGGCATCGCCACGATCCTCAAGGCCATTTGCGCCGAGGTTCACCTGGCGTCCCTGGCCGAGCCCATCGGCAAGGGTTGGGACGTGGCTGACGTGGAGACGCTGGGCCTGGACTGGCTGGACGGCCAGCATTGGACGACGATCAAGGAAAGGCCAAAGCCGCCGCCGAAGAAGGAGGCGCCAAAAGTCAGGCAGACGGTGATCCAGCCGTGGGAGGCGCTGCCGGTGCCAGCGCTGGCGAGGCTGGAAGCAGCCATTTCCGAGCGAGTAGACCACCACCATCCGCTGGCCAGCCAGCAAACGGCGCTGAGTTTGGCCGCTCATGTCTGCGCTCGGCGGTACGTGGGCGAAAGCGGCGAGCCGGCCGCTTTGCATCTCGGTGTCGTCGGGCCGGACGGCGGATTGCCGTCCACCTATCGGGGCGCGATGCTCAACTTTTTGAGCCAATGCGACGCCATGCAATCGTTCGCGCCCATCCGAATCCAGAGCGAGCAACAGATTGTCGGCCTGCTCGCCGTCCACGCGTCGCCGCTGGTGTGCAGCATCGCGCTCGACGCGACGATCAGGACCGGAGAGCGCCAGCATTCCGGGTACATCATGGGCGGGCTACAAACGCTGGTGGACCTGTACGCGGGCCGGGACGCGAAGCTCGAAACGCCGACCGGCAGACGCGGCCAAGTCGAGACGCGGGTCTGCTTCAAGCCCACGATCAACTGGTTGGCGTTCATGGACGAATCGAAGGCTTTACAGGCGTGGGGCGACTTCCTGGACGGCCATCCGGCGTTTCAACCGGTCTGGCTGGACGAGACGCGAATCAAAAACGGCAACTGGTCGAAGAACCCGGACGAACCGTATACCGACGATCTGATAGAGGCCGTTCGACGAATCAGGGCGGCCGATCCGATTCTCGACACGATACACAACGGCATCAACCAGACAAAGGTGAAGATCGGCGGCGCGCCGGCCGTCTACGCGGCGGCCGGCGAGGTTCAAAAGCTGACCGGCAAACCCTCGTGCGCTCGCGCGTTCGCCGGCTACGTCCGACGCATGGCGGTCGTGCTGGCGGTCTGGAGCGACCCGGACGAACCGGTCGCGGATGACGGGATCGTGGAATGGTGTTGTCGGCGGGAACTGGCGCGGGTCAAGGCCGAGTGGTATCGGCTCGCGGGCAAGTCGGGCGACGGCCGGGTATCGGATTACGACAAGGTTCTGGAAGCCATCGAGAACGCGGGCGTCAAGGGGATAACCATCTCTTGCCTGTCGCGCGCTTCACGGCGATTTAGAGCGATGGACATCGAAGCGCGCGACGAGCTGATAAAAAGGCTTATCGAGGACGGCGCAATTTGCTATAGTGAGCCAAAGACAGGAGGCAAGCGATTGTTTGCCAAGGAAATAGATGAAGAAACAACAGGGACGTGAAAAGCGTAGCATAGGACAGCAATGGACAAGCAATGGACATGGGTGCGTCCATTGCTTAAAACCTAAAGGAATCAAAGGGGTTGGACGCAAAAACGGAAGCAGTGGACACAACCCCCCTAGAGCAACACGCATTTTCCCCCTTAAATGCCCCCCCACCCCCCCCCTAAATTGCAAAACTCTTAACGTAAGTGTCCATTGGTCCATTGCTTCTCTTTAACTGTCTGATATATAAAAAAATAAAGGCAAAAAAAGCAATGGACAAGGCATGTCCATTGCTTGTCCATTGCTGTCCTCTGTTTGTCCATTGCTTGGCTTGTATACGTTTTTTTATTTTATTGTAAAAAAAATGAGAATTTGTTTTTAGGTTCGCGTTCCTTGATCGACGCCTTGCCATGTGGTATGCTTTCTTTCGTCGGCAGCCATGCCGGCCGGGCCTGATAACCCGATAGGCGTCTGATTGATCCAAGCGCCGCGAGGCGTTTTTTTTATGCTCGCTGTCCAGAGGGTCCGGCTCAGCCGGGGCGGTCGTCCTTCCGTTTATCAGCCCACTGTCCAGCGAGCGCCATCGAACTTTTGGCCTGATAAGCCACAGGAGCAAGACCGTGAACAAAGCAACCATCATCAGCAGCCGCGCCATCGCGGAAATCATCGGCAAAAGGCATCTTGACGTGTGCCGCGATATTTCCGAGATGCTGAAAGAGATTCATGGCGCCGACATGAACATCGAAGACATCGATGGGGCCGCCACGAGCTATAGCCGAGACGGTAAAGTGTCGGAGTACTATCTGGACAAACAGCACGCTTTCGCGCTGGCGCGAGGAAATCTTCCGGCAGCACGAAGCCGAGAAAGGCGGTGCGGCATGAGCCCGAGCCCAGAGCAGTTGCAATCCGCCTCGGTGGAGGTCTTCGACCTCTTGGACGAACTCGCCGCAAAGTGGGGAATCGACGCGCGCGACCTCACGGAACAAATCGCCTGCGTCCTGATCGCGACGGAAATCGCTTTGGCCGACGATTTCGACGCCAAAGCGGACGGCTTTCGCCGGTTCATCGCCGTGTTGCGCTCGAAAGAAGAGGTGCGCGCCAGCCTGCTGCGCATCATGCGAGGTGCGCAATGAGCGGGATGACATTGCAGCAGCAGGCGGCGCGCGAGGTGTTGCTGCCCTTCCTGGAAGGCGACGGCGACCACCCGTTCGCGGTGCTGGAAGGGAGCGCCGGGAGCGGCAAGAGCTACCTGGTCGCGGCGCTGCTGCGCGAGCTGGCGCTGTCGCGGCCGAGCGCGCGGGTGGCCGTCACGGCGCCGACCAACAAGGCGGTCCGGGTGCTGAAATCGATGCTGGAAGCGGCCGGCGTGCCGGTGGTCGAGGCGGGCGACAGCGACGAGTTCGGCCGGGGGGCGCGGATGCGGGCGCGGACGCGCCGGCCGGGCGTGATCTGCAAGAGCGTCCATTCGGTGCTGGGCCTGCGGATGAAAGAGTTGCAAGACGGCCGGCAGGAGGCGCGCAAGGAGGGCGAATCGACGCTGGCCGATTTCGCCGTGTGCGTGGTGGACGAAGCGTCGATGATCGGCGACGACCTGTTCGGCCGCATCCGCCGCGAGATGGGCGAATGCCGGGTGCTGTTCGTCGGCGACCCGGCGCAACTGCCGCCGGTGGACGCGGCCACCCGGGCGCTGTCGCCGGTGTTCGACGGCGTTTCCTTGGTCGTGCGGATGAGCGAGATCGTGCGGCAGGCGGCCGACAACCCGATCATCAAGCTGTCCGTCTATTTGCGGCGCTGCATCGAGCGGGCCGAGCGGCCGATGCTGGCGGGCGTGAGGGATGCGTTGGGCGATGGCGTCAACGGCGCGGGCAACTGCAAGGCGGCTCTTGTGAATGACAACCCGGCCGAAATGTTGCTCGACGCCATGGAAGCGATGCCGGGCCGGGACATCAGGATCGTGGCGTACACCAACGCGCGGGTGCGCTCGCACAACGAGCGCATTCATTTGGTGCTGCACGGCGACGAGCTGCCGTTTTGCGAAGGCGAGCGGGTCATCATGCAGCAGCAGCACGAGGCGCTGAACCTGGAGGCCGATGAAAGGCGCCGGCTGATCACCAGCGAAGAGCTGACGGTTTTGGAGTGCGCGCCCGAGGCGCACCCGCGATACCCGGACGTGCCGGCCCATCGGCTGGACCTGGAGGCCGACGACGGCACGGCGTACCGGGTGTGGGTTGCGGACGACGAGAGCCTGCTGAGCCGAGAGGTGGACGGGCTGTTTTCGCGGTGGCGGGCGACGAGGGACGCGGCCGAGCGCTCGAACGGTTACGACCGCGACCGGCTGAAAAGCGAGGCGAGCGAGTGGAGCGGGAAAGCCTGGGCGATGCGGCGCGGGTTCGCGGACGTGCGGCACGCATACGCGATCACGGCGCACAAGGCGCAAGGCTCGACGTTCGACTGCGCGATAGTGGACTGGAGCGATTTGAGCCGAATGCGCGATGCCGCCGAGTTTTCCCGCTGCCTGTACGTCGCGGTGACCCGGAGCAGGGATTTTCTGGCGGTGGTGGCCTGATCATGAAGGGGCGCTTGACCGGCGTGCAAACCGAGATTTACGACATCCTGCTGGAGATCGGTCCGTCGAAAGTCGGCCCGGTGGCCGACGTGCTGATCAAGCGAGACCGCAACCGCAGCTCGCGGGCGGCGATCCGTCGAGCGGCCAAGGATGCTTTGCATCTCATGGAGAACAAGGGCTTCGTCCGCTGGACGGGCGATTCATCGAGAGATCCGGCCGGCCGGTGGGTGGCGCTGGACGAGCCGGTCGAGCCGAGGCCCAAGCCAAAGAAAAACACGGTTCTGACGAACGACGATTTTGTTCCAGAACCCGACTGGCTCGCAGAGCAGCTTGCTTGGATGCGGGCGGTGCAGGAGCGGAAGGCGGAGAAAGAGGCCCGGCGAGCGAAGTCTCGCTGAGACAAAGAACCGCCGAAAGGCGGTTTTTTGTTGATTGGAAAACGGTTTTTTGTTATGTAATGGCGTCATTGTCCGACAGCATCAGACGGGGTACACGATGACGATTCAGCCGGGCCTGCCGTACATCCCGGAACCGCCGCGCAAGATGGATTTGGCGCCGCCGAGCATCGTCGAAAAGGTGCGGGTGAACGGCAAGGAAATCGGCGAGCGGCGCGTGAGCGCACTCAACGGGCAGGTTATCACGCCGGCAAAGAGCGACGCGGCGCGGGCCAATCTCGAGAAAGCGAACGCGGCGCGCAAAGCCAAAGGGCCGAAGCCCGAGAGCGAGCGGGCGCCGAAAAAGCCGGGTTGCGCCTATCGCGGCAAAAAGCGCGAGGTCAAGGCGGCGCTGGACCCGGAGGGCATCAGGACGCACGGCAAAAAGCGCGAGGTTTTCGCGCCGACCGTGGAGGTCGTGGCGGAGCCGTGGCGGAGCAACTGGGGTTTCGGCTACGGCAAGCCGGCGCGGTACAACGCCGACACGGAAGAGGACATCTGCAAAATCGCCTACGACACCTTGATCGAAGGCAAGTCGCTGGCCACGGTCGCGTTCAATCTGGGCATCTCGCGGCAGACGCTTCAAGACTGGCGCGCGGGCTACGAGCGGTTCGCCGAGGCCGTCGAGCGCGGCTTGGCCGGCGCCGAGTCGGTGTGGTGCGAGCCCGACACCATGCCGGCGGTTCACCCGACGATCTGGAAATCCAACATGGCCAACAGGTTCGACTGGCGCGACAAGAACGATCAGGCGATGACGGTCCAGCCGTTCACGCTGGTGCAAGACTTCGACGGTCGCACCCTGGAGCACGAGGGTTGAGGCGCGTCTATTCGGTCTCGGACGCGCCGACGCTGCGGCGGTTTCACGCCGACGATTCGTTCGTGCGGTGCGTGATGGGCAGCATCGGCAGCGGCAAAAGCGTGGCGTGCGTGAACGAGCTGATCAGGAGGGCGCGGCACCAGGAGCCGAACCCGGAGGGGCTGCGCAAGAGCCGCTGGGCGGTGATCCGGAACAGCTATCCCGAGCTGTTGAGCACGACGATCAAGACCTGGCAGGAGTGGCTGCCGCCGTCCGTTTGCCCCATCGTGTTCGGTGCGCCCATCGTCGGCCGGTTGCAACAGCCGGTCGGGGACGGGACCACGATGGACATGGAAGTGTTCTTCATCGCGCTCAACCTGCCGAAAGACGTAAAAAAATTGCTTTCGCTAGAGCTTACCGGCGCGTGGATCAACGAAGCGCGCGAGGTGGACAAATCCATCGTGGACGCGGTGACCGGGCGCGTGGGCCGGTATCCGGCCAAGATCGACGGCGCTCCGATCACCTGGTCGGGGCTGGTGATGGACACCAACCCGCCCGACGAGATGCATTGGTGGTACAAGCTTGCGGAAGAGACGGATTCGCTGAAGGGCTGGCGGTTCTTCCGGCAACCGCCCGCGCTGCTTGACGCGGGCGGCGGGCACTACCGGATCAACCCTCAAGCGGAAAATGTCCGGCACCAGCAGCTCGGCGCCGAGTACTGGTTGCGTCAGGTCGAGGGCAAGACGCGCGAGTGGATCAAGGTCTATTTGCAGGGCGAGTACGGCACGATCAGCTCGGGCAAGCCGATCTACGAAAGCCATTGGTTGGACAGCGCGCATGTCGCCGAGGTGGAGCTGCTGAACAACGTCGAGCTGTTCGCGGGCTGGGACTGGGGGCTCTCGCCGGCTTGTTGCATCGTCCAGATGACGGCCAGCGGCAGGCTTGAGGTGCTGGACGAAATCGTTGGCGACAACATCGGCGCGGCGCAGTTCGCGGAAATGCAGGTGCTCCCGCTGTTGGCGGCGAAGTACGCGGGCCGAAAGATCGAGCACATCGGCGACCCGGCGGGCGCGCAGCGGGCGCAGACGGACGAGCGGACGGTGTTCGACGAGCTGCGGCGGCTGGGCATCAGGGTCAGGCCGGCGCCGACGCAAGACCCGCTCGCGCGCTGGGAGGCGGTGCGGTGGTTCCTCGGGCAACTGGTGGGCGGCCGGCCGCGCTTCGCGCTGTCGCCGCGCTGCAAGATGTTGCGCAAAGGGTTTAACGGAGGGTATCACTTCCGGCGGATGCAGGTGGGCGGCGACGAAAAGTACAGCGAGAAGGCGGAAAAAAACATGTTCAGCCACGTTCATGACAGCCTCTCTTATGCCTGCTGCCACATCCGGCAACCGTACATCAGGCCGAAGGACAACAGCCGGCCGATAGAGCGCTATCGGCCCATCGACGCAGTGGCGGGGTACTAGCGTGATCGACTCTGGCGTCACCGAGCGACTGTCCGCACTGGGATCGATGTTGAGGTCGAGGTTCGACCGCATCAGCAACGCGCGCGGCATCATCGAGCAGCGCTGGATGGACGACATGCGGCAGTACCACGGCAAGTACTCGCACGATGTCGAGACGAGACTGGAGCGCGACCGGACCGGGGCGAGCAAGCTGTTCGTGAATTTGACCCGGCCGAGATGCAAATCGATGACGGCCCGGTTGAGCGACATGCTGTTTCCCAGCGAGGACCGGAATTTCGAGCTGCGGCCGACGCCGGTGCCGGACATGGACATGGAGGCGGCGACGGCGGCGGCGAAAGGGATGCAAACGAAAATCGACGACCAGTTGACCGAGGCGCTGTACCAGGACAAAGCGCGCGACGCCATTCATTGGGCTGTTTTGCTGGGAACGGGAATCGTCAAGGGGCCAATCGCCAACCGGCGGGTAGAGAACACCTGGAGTAGCATAGATGGTACAATGTATCAACTTGATACGCAACTGGTGCATGTGCCTACGGTAGAGTGCGTTTCGCCATGGGACTTCTATCCTGAGGGATTGTCACATGAATGGGACAGTTGTTTTGAAAAGCGTTACATAGGGAAGCGCGCTTTACGGGGCTTAGCGAAAAACCCACGATACAACGCGGACGCGATCAGGTCCGTTTTGCGCGAGGTGTCCCGAGCCAACCCGATGCGCGACGCTCGACGCCAAGAGATGCGGGCTTTGGCGGGGAACGCCAGCGACAACTGGAACGACAACGAGCCCTACGAGCTGATCGAGTATCACGGGGCGCTGGACCGCGAGGACATGCTCGCGCTGGGCCTGGACGTGGCCGAGAACGACGATCCGCTGATCGCGACAGAATGCACGGTGGAGTTCATCGACACGCACATCATTCGAGCGGAACTCCATCCGCTCGAAACCAACGACCAGATTTACAGTGTTTTCAATTTGGTGGCAGACGAGGCGTGCGTGTTCGGTTACGGCATGCCGTACCTGCTGCGCTCGCCGCAAATCGCCGTGAATTCGAGCTGGAGAATGATGCTGGACAACGCAAATTACAGCATCGGCCCGCAGATCATCATCAACCGCGAGACCATCGTGCCCGCCAACGGCGATTACGCGCTGACGCCGCGTAAATTGTGGTATCTGGACGACCCGGTCAAGGACGTGCGGCAGGCGTTCCATTCGTTTGAAGTGTCCTGCCACCAGCCCTCGCTGATGAACATTTACCAGACGGCCAAGCAACTGATCGAAGAGGAATCGCAGCTACCTTCGCTCATGCAGGGCGAGATGGGCAGCACGCCGATCCAGACGGCCAGCGGGATGTCGATGCTCAGCAACAACGCGGGCACCATTATCCGCGACGTGGTGAAGGACTGGGACGAGAAGATCACCAAACCGCTGATTCGCAGGCTGTACGACTGGAACATGCAGTACAGCGACGACCCGAGCATCAAGGGCGATTTCAAGGTGGACGCGCGCGGTTCGTCGGCGCTCATGGTGAAAGAAACCCAAATGCCGGCCCTGGTACAGCTCGCGCAACTCGCGCAGCAGCCCGGCTTCGCGCCCATCGTCAAGTTCGCCGAGCTGTTCCGCGCCCTGGTGGAGACCCTCAAGCTCTCGCCCGAGCGGCTGGCCAAGACGGACGAAGAGCTGGCCATTGACCAACAGGCGATGCAGCAACAGGCGGGAGCAGACCCGGCGATGCAGCAGCAGGCGGCAAGCGAGCAGGAGCAGAAGCAGCTCGATTACCAGATGCACGCAGAGAAGCTGGCGACCGACGAGCGCATGAAGGTGGCGGACCTGAGAGACAGACAAGAGCAGCGGGCGTTCGAGGCTCAAAAAGAGCAACTGAAATACGCCCAGTTCGCGCGCGAGGCGGAACTCAAGGCGGCGTTCGGGAGCGGCGTGTGATCGACATCCATCACGAAACCTGGAAAGACATCGAGGCGTGGGCCGTCAAGCGCCAAGCGCGGGCGTTCGACGCGATCATGGCGGCCAACATGCCGCACGACCTCACCCAATATTGGCGCGGCGAGCTGGCCGCGATCAGGGCGCTGCTGGCGTTGCCCGCCGAGCAGGCCAAGACACAGCAGGAGAAACGCGATGGCGGATGAAATCGAAAAGGCCGGCGAAACCGCCGAGCAGCCGAACGAGTATGAAGGCTACGCCCAAGTCGATGAGTA